GATTCAGTTATCACTGCTCCTGGTTACGAGTCTGCACAAAATGCTTGGGGAGCAAACGGAAAGCATAGCCGTGGCGCAATTCAAATGGACAAAAAGTTTGTTACTAAAGTTTTAAAAAAGAAAGACCCAACAGGTACCACTTTTACAAACTTTGATGACCAACTTTATGGGTTTAGATTCCTCTATAACCCAACGACTGTCAGTATGGGTTGGCAGATTAATACTGCAATGAATCCACAGTTTCTTGCAAGTGGAGACGATGAGTTTGTTCCTATTTCTGCTGGTCTGTTGTCAAGCGTAGTTGAATTTACCTTGTGGTTAAACCGTATTGAAGATATGAAGATTCTTTCAGACAAAGGAATTACCTCTAAAAACCCATACCCTTACCCACGCACCATCACCGCAAAAGATGAAACAGAGTTGTGGAAAAAAGGTACTATGTATGACCTTGAGTACTTATTTAAAACACTAAACGGACCTCATGCAACTTTCAAATCATCAATGTTGCAAGGGGATACCGCCGATAGAGGTTGGCTACGACCTGCAATCGTAGAACTTCACCTTGGTGCACAGATGAGGTACAAAGTTCGTATTCAAGACTTCTCAGTAAATCACATCATGTTTAACAGCAAGATGGTTCCAATTCTTTCAACTGTTAAGTTGACCTGTTTACGGTTCAACGATTCTCCCGAAAGAAGTGGTGGAACAGGCCTCACCACATACACAACTCCAAGTGGTGGAACATCCTGGTCTGGTTCTCCTTCTCCTTCTGATTTACAAGCGGCAGGTTACCGATGATATTTTTAGACAGCAGATACGCAGATGGTCGCCTTTATAAGGCTTACGACTCACGCACAGGAAAGTATCAATTATCTGTAAATAGAACTTGGCCAAACTATGTAACTACATTTTTTTGGCATTACTGGGTAGAGACAGACAGACTTGATAACTTGTCTTTGCGTTACTTAGGAAAGCCAAATTTGTGGTGGCGAATTGCAGATATAAATCCAGAAATTGTTGACCCATTTTCAATAGAGCCTGGAACACCTTTAAGGATTCCAAATGAATAGGTCCTATCAATATAGGAATGCAACTAGTTTTAAAGTTACATTTCCTGATTTTCCTTCTTTTAATACCTTGCCTCATAACTTCAGGCTTATTCAAAAAGCAGGAAAACAAGACGTTGTAGAAATAACTTATCCTAATTTCACCCCATTTTATCAACAGGCATTGAAGACTGGTGTTCCTTTAACCATATCGTGGACTAACGGATTAAACACAAATATTTGGTATGGGTATGTGTACGACGTTAGCCCAACCCATCAACAGAGTTTAAAAAAGCCAGTAATGGTTAGAGGTATGGGTTCATCTTTTGGTCTAAAAGATATGGGCAATAAAATTTGGGTAAACAGAACAGCCACCGAGATAGTCACTGAAATAGCCCAAAAATTTAAACTTAAACCAAAAGTTACACCAAGCAAAATTAGGTTTTCTCAACAATCTATGGTTAACCATACCTACTGGGAAAAACTAAAAGAACTAGCCCACAGAGTAGGCTATGTGGTACAGATGAGTAAGACAGAACTTCATTTTCATCCTCTTGATGTGATGATTGATAAGTTTGCAACTGTTATCCCTGTTCTCTATCATGATTGGGAAGAGAATCAAGTCGTTTCAATCATGTCTCCTACCTTAGATACCTTTGTTCCTACAGTCGGAGACTCAACTGAGGGCGTTTATAGTAAAAGAGAAAAACAAGTATCAGGTATTGACCCATTAACTGGAAAATCCTTTACTGCTTCTCATTCCCCAAGTGATTTTAAAAAAACGTTGAGAAAAGATGTAAGAAACACGCTCTTTAAAGAAAGCCTTAGTGGAACCATGTCTTCTAGCCCAAGTATGGCTAGAGAGTTGTCTAAAGCACAGGCAGTGCTGTCTCACTACTCCTTACGTGCTGAAGGCAAGGGTCAGGGAGACCCCCTAATGGCTCCATACAGAACTGTTGAGGTAAATGGGACTGGAGACTTCACAGATGGTTTTTGGGTGATAGAAGATGTTGAACACTTCGTTACTCATGATGGTCGGTATTACGTAGACTTTACCTGTATGTCTGATGGAACTGGGGCAAACAAAGGGGGAGTATTTAGACCTACAATGGCTGGCACAGTTCCAGTGAGAAATTTAACCTTTGAAGCCTCTACAGAGGGTTTGAGTGCACCTACCTCTACTAGAATTAGCGCTACTACAACAATAGTGAACGCAAACTCCGTTGGGTACACAGTTGCCCCTAGAAGATGGGTAGGTGCATAATGGCCGAAAAAGCAATCTCCCTACCATTTGCAATAAACTCTTTTGGAAAAATAACAGACACTACGGAGCCTCAAAAGATATGGGGAGACAGAGTACGCTCTGTAATAGGCACAGCACTAAGAGAACGGGTCATGCAGCCTGAGTTTGGAACAGACATACCTTCTTCAGTTTTTGAAACAACAGAGGATGCTGACGCACAAATCAGAACAGAAGTAATTGCAGCCTTTAATTCTCAATTGCCATCTTTAACATTAGACGACGTAACGTCAACCTTTGATGAGTTTTCAGGCGTAATGAACGTAGACATCATCTACGCATTACCTAACGACGAAGTTGTCAGTACATCTATCGGTTTAGTATCTATAGCAGGAACCGCCCCAATCTATGAGGAGTCACGATGAGTGTAACCCCCCCATCCAATATCCCGTTGTCTGTTGACTATACAAGCAAAGACTTCTATTCAATTAGAACAGAGTTAATTGCTCGTATTCAAGACCGAATTCCAGAATGGACTGCAGCAGACCCAGCAGACTTTGGCGTTGCTCTTGTAGAGGCTTTTGCCTATTTGGGAGACATGATTTCCTACTACATAGACAGAAACGCCAATGAAGGGTTCATATCTACTGCTACTCAAAGAAGTAGCGTCCTCAGTATTGCTCAGACATACGGTTATAGCCCAGCAGGTTATCGTGCAGCCTTTGTAACAGCAACTTTCAGTAACACTTCAAGTACCGCTGTAGTTCTACCCGTTGGAACTGTATTGGCAGGAGAAATTATTGAAGGAGACACGGTTCAACCAGTGTATTTTTCAACTAACACAGAGATTGAAGTTCCTGCTCAAGTAGGCTCTACTGTAGGAACTGAAGACATAACCGTTTACCACGGGCGTTCCATCACACTCATTGCAGAAAATGCAAATGAATATGGTGAATTAATTGGAGAGTCAACTGGAAAACCAGGTATGCGTTTTGATTTGAGTGAAACTCCAGTAGTAGAAGACTCAGTTGAGGTGTACGTGCAAGATGGCGATGTGTACACCAAATGGACACAGGTGCAGCACTTATTAGACTATGACTCAACAGACCAAGTCTTTTCAACATTAGTAGATGAAGAAAACAACGTCTCAATTATCTTTGGAGACGGTGTTTCAGGAGCAATTCCAACTTTGTACTCAGAGATACGAACCAGGTATACCGTTGGTGGAGGCTCTTTCGGTAACATTGTAGATGGAATTTTAGACACTATTGATTACATCCCTGGATTGTCGGAGTCTCAAGTCACTGCGTTGCAAAGCACTCTCACTGTTGCTAATAACTCAGTTGCAGTTGGTGGGTCTGACCCAGAAGACACTAATCAAATTAGAACTGCTGCTCCAATTTCTTTGCGAGCAAACACCCGAGCAGTAACTCTTCAAGATTTTGCTGATTTGTCATTAGCAGTTACTGGAGTAGGAAAAGCAAACGCAACTGCATCGGTATGGACATCTGTAACGGTTTACATTGCCCCTACACGTTCAGCAACAGATGCTGACCCAGCACCAGGTCTTGACGAAAATGGAGACCCAACACTGGAGTACGACGGATTAAAAGAAGATGTTGAGGTTTACTTGTCTGACAAAATCTTACTAGGAACTACTGTAACTGTATCTCCACCAACTTATGTGGATGTGTTAGCAAGCATTCAGTACACAAAACTCGACCAATACACAAACGCTGAAATAGAACTTGCAATTAAAAATAAGATTCTTTCGGACTTCGGATACGCGGGAGTATTTTTTGAAGACACCATCTATCCTCAAGATATTGAGTTTGCTTTGCAACAAGTTCCAGGAATTAAAGTTGCAAAGGTAACGCAACTATACCGTGATGGAGCAAGCCCAGCGCTCACTACATTAATTGGTGACCCAGACGAGTTGTTTAGATTCACTGAAGCCAATACGAACATTACAGAAATCTAATGGACGGACATATCAAGAGACTGTACGGAGTGTATCGAGCCGTTGTTGACGACAACAATGACCCGCAATATCTTCGTAGATTAAAGGTAAAAGTTCAATCAACCTCCTTTAATAAAGACGCAACTACTAACTGGATATGGCCAATAGTTTCTACTAGTCGTCCTCCAGCAATAGGAAGCGGCGTGTATGTGTTTTATCTTGGTGGTGACCCAGACTACCCAGTATGGGTTGGAGAATTTAGTACTCCAGAAAATGTTCAAGGAGGTTTTGCTTACGGGTCTTGGTTCAGTAGTTCAGACCAAACTGCTGCTGCTATTAATACAGCATATAACTTTTCGGTAGACAACAAAGACTATGAAGAAGGAATAGCAGTAAAAGATAATTCAAAGTTTACTGTAGAAGAAAGCGGAACATATAATCTACAGTTTTCAGCCCAAATACATCACAGAACTGGCGGAGGAGGAGGTTCTGGCGATAGCGTATGGATTTGGTTAAAGAAAAACGGCTCTAATGTAGCCAATTCTGCAACTAGGCTAAACTTAAGTTCTGGAAAATACGCGGTTGCTGCATGGAACTTTTTTATTGATTTAAAACACGATGAATACGTTCAATTAGCCTGGTCTACGGATACCACTCAAATGGCAATAGAAAGCGAATCAGCATCAAGCCCAAAGCCAGCAGTACCCTCCTTAATCCTAACCATGAACCAGATAGCCTGAGTTCAGCAGGTAATTAGGGGGCAAACCTAAGAAAATAGACCTACAGGTCTGGAAGGAAGAGGAACGTGACAACATCGTATCCCGCATCAGTGAAGGCATTCACCACCAAGGTGGACTTCACCGACACAGTCCTTGCCGAACATGTAAACAGCCTTCAAAATGAGGTAACTGCTTTACAGGAAAACCTTGGCACTTTTATTAAAACAGGGTCTGGTTGGGTTGGCTCGTTTGACTTAATTACCACTAGTTGGAACACTCTTAAAGACCGTCTTGCCAATATGGAGTACGGCATTAAAGACGTTTATGATGATTATGCTTCTAAATCTGGCGGCTCAACAATCACTCCATCTGGAACCTCTGTAGTTGGTTTAAACATAAAGGCAGCCTCTGGACAGACTGCCAATCTTTTTGAAGTACGGAACTCCAGCAATACTGTTGTATTTAATGTTGACAGTAACGGTGTTCCCAAATATTCAAGCAATACTGTTGCTACTGTAGTTGGGGCCGAAACACTAACAAACAAAACAATGTCTGGAACTTCCAATACATTTTCAGCCATTCCTCCAACAGCAGTTATTGTTACTGGAACAACGGACATCAAGGAGTACACAGATGCAAGACCTACCGTTGTTTACTCTAGTACTCAACCAGACGCAGTTACACTTGGATATCCAGCAGGAACAATTTGGGTAGACTCCTCTTCAGATGTTGACGATACACAGGTAACTACTTCTGGTGGTTCCTTAAACGACACCCTAATGTTGATGGGAGGCTAAGGTGGCAAAACCCTCGTATGTTTGGACAGGTTCAGCCTGGCTACCTGTTGCTTCTGCATTTCCAACCGCTCATCAAAGAATTGTTTCGTATGAAGTCGGAACTTCTCTAACACTAGACGTAAACGATACAGGTAAAGCGTTGGTGTTCAGTAATAGTGACCCAGTTACTGTGACTATTCCAGATGATTCAACTTATGAGTTTGTTGTTGGACAAACCTTTTTAATAATTCAAAATGGAACAGGAACAGTTTCTGTTACCACTGAAGATGATGCTACAATCTCTTCAACTGCAGGAATAGGAACTGTTGATTTGAATGGGCAGTTTGCTGTAGCAACTCTCTTAAAAATAGACACTGATGAGTGGGTAATCTACGGAGACATAGTTTAAAGGGAGCAAATAAGTGGCACGCTATGGCACGTTTACCTATGGTGCAGCAAAATACGGTCTTCAACCAAGACTTGCGTATTCTGTTGAACCAATGTCTTTAGTTGTTCTTGACTTTAATAAAACAGAATTAAATTGGCAATCACCAACAGGTGATTTCACAAAAATAAGGGTTGTTAGAAATCAAGTTGGCTTTCCAGAAACTGCAGAAGATGGCGAAATAATTTGGGAAGAAGCAGCAACTGAAGGTAATGTTTCTCGTCTTTCCTTTGTTGACTCAGAAGACGGAGACGGACTGGTAGACATTCTTCCTGGAAAACAAATTTATTACAGGGTATTTCTCTTTATTGATTTAGGGTATTGGGTTGTTGCTGGTCAAATAACGGACACAATCCCGTCTGACCACGGTGCTCAACGCAGAATAATGGACATAATTCCAAAAGTGTATACCAGTGAGATTCAAAGCCCACTAGGTGTTACTGATGAAACTTCTGCTCTCTACTCATTTATAGAGGGCATGTCATTTACTTACGAACAACTGTTGACTCAAATTGATTTATTAAAACCCAATAGTGCTAGGGCCGAAGACAGTGCTTTTAACCTTTTGCCCCTTGAAACATTGAACTTTGGGTTAGACCCAGAGCCAAGTCTTCCTGTTAAAAGTCAAAAAAGACTTATTAGAGAAGCAATCTATATGTACAAAAACAAAGGATTGCGAACAGGATTAGAAACTTATGCGGAGTCTTTGACTGGGTATGAGCCAGACATAACGGTGTCTCCAAACCTAATGTTGACTGCTCAAGACTCAACTTTTTACGGTGGAATAGGTAACTGGATAACTAATACCTGCACACTTACTTCAAGTAATGAGCAAATTGCGGTAACAACTGACTTTGTTATTGATGAAGTTTATTCTGGAAAAGTAGTAGCAAGTGGTGCGGCTTACATAACTCTTGGAGCAGACGACCCCATAAGAAAAGGTGTTCCTGTAAAAGAAGACCTTGATTACACTTTTGGTTACAAGTTTAAATCTCCACCAAGTTCAGGAAACGTTCGTTTAACTGTAGTTTGGTACGATAAAGACGGAGTAACCCTAGGCAGTGATTTTGTAGGAACCCAACAGTCAGCAAACAACACTTGGAAGACTTCTTGGGAAACTACGACAGCGCCTTCTAATTCTGTTTACGCTTCTCTAAAAATATCTTTCAGTGCTGCTGGAACGTACTACGTTGACCAAATATATGTGGAAGAAGGCGAAAATACTGATAACACTTCTTACAAAGAAGCAAGAGCAATTGATATATTCTTAAACTCTAATAAAACAAATTTTGTTCTAAACCCATCGTTTGAAGTAAACACTAATACGTGGACCATAACTGCGGATGACACTTCTTTGGACACAGATGTTCCAGCCGACTCTCCTGGAGGAACTAACTCGCTTCTTCTTGATATTACGTCTGGTGCAACGCTTGAGACAACTACTGCTGCTGCAACCAGACTGGACAGTTATTACACGCTATCTTTTTATGCAAAAGCGTCCGCAGATGTGAGTGTCACAGCAACGTTTACTCCACAAGATGATGGAACACCCATTGATGGAGAATCTACCCTCACATCCACAGTCACAACTGAATGGCAAAGGTTTTCGACAACAGCATACGTAAGTGCTGAAAACATTGAGGTATTCCTTGAATTTTTAATTAATCTAGAACTTGACGCAGATTCTGGTGAAGAGGTGTGGCTTGAAGGGTTCCAAGTTGAGGCTGGTCCTGAAATGACTGACTATTTTGACGGTGGACTGGCTGCTCAATACGGCGCAGTATGGGAAGGCACAGCCCACAACTCTGCGTCTCACCTGTACTACAACAAAGACTTTAAGGTTCCTCGTCTGTACAGGACTCTTACTGATTGGGTCCCTGTTAACAGCCTGTGGATTGTGCGGTCTTTTGAGGGAGTGGAAGCAAACACAGCAACAGTGTAGGGTGACCTCATGGTAGACCTACTCATTACAACAGTGCTTACTGGACTAGCGGTAACCTATGTCCTTGAACTTCTTAACTTAACCATACTCGGTGCTTGGCTTGGTAAATCTAATATAAACATTTTCTTTGCTCCACCATTGAGTTTTGGCGCCCTTTATGTTTTCTATGAAATTGACATCAACTTGGTGGTTACAGTTCCAGCCGCTACATTTATCTCCTTGGCGTTAACCAAGTACTTGAACAAACCTGCAGTGGTGCAATCTCGAATACCACGACTATAAGGAGGGGCTATGAAAAGAATTCTTGTTTTGCCATTTAAGGATGGCGATGTAGAAGATGGATTACGGCGTTTAATAAGTTTAAACCCACAATCTTTAGTTGTGTTTCCAGTAATGGCTGAATACCCCACATTTGTCTTGTCAACAGCAAAGGCTTTGCAGGATACGAAAGCAAAGTATCACTTGTTCTTTACAGATGGAGATAATGCCGATGCACTGGCTTTAGGTGCTGAAGACATAACGCTGTGTTCTACCCCGTTAAAAGAAATCCTTCGTGAAGTAACCTCAGAAGACGTTATAGCCTTAGTGTGGGAGGACAGTCTTGAGGCTCATCTTGCTTTACACGCCGTTGAAGATTTTGCAATAGAGACCTGGAACATCGAAAATGGTTTAGAGGTCATTGAAGTCGAGTTTGATGACGATAGTGAGTCAGACCTGCTTTTTGAGGAGATGCAGGAAGCACTATCAACTTTTATCGAAGCATTTGCTACATACATCACGAGTGGGGTATTGGACACGCTTTCACAAGCCGTAGAACAACGTCTCAAAGAGGATATGGGCAAAAAGGACTTCAACCCCTTCGACAAGTAGGCTGCGCCTGTGAAAATACCTCTAGAGGCCTATAGCGCCAATCTAACCGATTACCAGTTCCGTCTCTTGGCCACCATATGCCATTTAGCGGGCTCTGAAGGGCGTTTACAGACCTCTGCAGCCCAACTTGGTATAGAGACTGGCAACGTCCACGAGAAGACCGTCCGTAGGGGCCTTATCGCCTTGGAAGAGGCTGGCTTCATCAAGAGAACTCGGACCAAGAGAGCCAACGGATACCGTGGCATAGACTTACTGGACATTACAAGCCCAAGTGGGACGCAAACGCCCCCTAACCAAGGGGACGCAAATGTCCACACCTCACATGACTATAGGTCACGTAGTAAAAAGACTATTAAGCCATTAGTACCTAATAGCCAAGATAGTAATCAATTAAAAGATATTAGAAACACCGAAGGTGTTTCATTAAAGGAGATACGAGTACCTATGAGAAACTATGACGATGGGAATGACCTTGCAGGTTTTGGACTCGTTGAACCAAAGGATGCGCCACAGCAGAAACTCTCTAAGCGCGACCCCAAAACTCGCGGCAAGCGTCCAGAACATGAGTGGACCCCAATGGATGTCGCTGCTGAGTTTTCTTTCAGGGTTGGGCGCAAATACCCCCTCCTTCCAGGAACGGTCAACGTCAGAGCGTTATCAGGAGCACTCTCAAAGTTTAGAAAGCAATACGGAACAACTGCTTTAATTGAACTTGAGTTACTCAGAATGTTTATGTCCGATGAGTACAACTTCAAAAGCATTGGTGATGAGGCTCCAAATCTGTATAAACTTTATTTAGCGTCATTTGGCAAGAAGATGAATCAAGCCAGAGAAAACTTAGGTATTGGAAGAATTTCAGAAAAGAAACTTTCTATCGATAAGATGGCTATTCTTACAGCAAGTGATGGTCGTGAATTCCAGAACTCAATGTCTGGAAGAGCGCAACTAGAACGCTATGAAAAGAAAATACAGGGGGCTAAATAGTGTACGACGTTAACAATCTGACATCCATAAAAAAGCATTGGCTTTTACGGACTTCAAATATTCCACGTCGGTTTCTTGGTCTTGAGATAGCGGATTTAGTTGAGCGCTCAGGAGAAGTTTCTCCTCAGTATGAGCAATGGATTGAGGATGTTGTTAACGGCCTTGTCATAAAGCAAGTTGGAAACATTGGAACTAACGGCGTCGGTCTGCTCTTTGATGGAGGGCCTGGAATTGGCAAAACAACTCATGCAGTTGTTGCGGCTATGGAGGTGGTCCGACGTCTCCCAGAGGATGACGAAGAGGCGCGTAAGATTTTAGGTATGAACGCAAGCGATTATGGGCTCAATGCTCGCCCTATCTACTACATGACTTATCCTGAGTTTTTGTCAAAGAAGAAGTCGACTTTTGACGCAGACCCAGAAGATAAAAAGCAGATGGTGTATGAAATTGATGGGCTTCATGGTCGTTCTAAAGTTGACTTCTTAAACGTAAGATTATTGGTTATTGATGACCTTGGAAAAGAATACGGTTCAAAGTACGACGACACCTCCTTTGATGAGATACTGCGTTCTAGGTATGACAAGGCGTTACCAACGATAGTAACGACCAACGTTATGCTTGAGAACTGGCAGGACAAGTACGGTGAAGCGATGGCAAGTTTTGCTCAAGAAGCGTTCGTACGAGTTCCTATAGTTGGTTCTGACCTCAGAGGAGCGCAATGAAAGGCAGCAGCATGCAGACCTCGTGGAGAACAGTTCAACTGTTCATCTCCGCACAGGCTGCTGGAATTTTTGAAGTAGAAGTCGACACTGAAACAAAGAAACTACGCTGCAGTTGTCCTAAGTGGAAAAAGTTTTTTTCTTGCAAACATGTCCGTTTTGTCCATGACCGCATGATAATAAACGGTGGGCAGTACTCAGTATTGATTCCACAAGAAATTCCTGAAGAATTAGCAGCCGAGGCAAATGACAGTGCTGCAAAATTTCGAGAGTTTGTTGTTAAGTACGCTAAAATAGAAGTACTATGAAAAACGGAGACATATCGAACGTCTCCTCTCCCCAACTTATTGTCACTACTGACGTCGTGGTAAAGTTAGTTGAAGAAGAGACCCGACGACTTTTAGCAAAAAAAGTTTCCTACAAAGTTGGAGACATAGATTTGCTTGGAACTAACAAACTGTGGTTATTGTCTAATAACTATGGGTTATCATTAGAACTAGCAGGTTTTGAATCAGAGAACTGGACTGAGGAACTACTGGAGAAGTCTTTTGAAAAACTAGAACGACGGGTAGTTAATCCGTTTAACTACTGGCAGTTGTATGAGAACGTAGAGGAATTGGTAGGGTTGCTTCCATATCGACCAAACTTAAAGGGCATAGTAGATAAGCCCGACCGAGTTGCGAGATATGGTTCAGCAGGTATAGAACTAGCCAATATATAACTCTGGAGGGAGGGCGCATGGCAGCGGACAACGAGCACCGTTTAGTTAGTAAGGTTATTCGAGACCGCGACATCGTTCCTGCGTTGTCTCGTGGAATTCATGACTCTTGGTTTCTTGATGAGGATAATCGAAAAGTTTGGGCTTTTGTAAGAAAACATTACAGCGAGTATCGTGAAGTTCCAACAGCAACAACGGTAAAAGACCATTATCCAAATTACAAAGTTTTAGATGTACAAGACACCGTTGAGTATCTCCTTGACACGATGGTTGATTTCCGTCGTCGTCTTCTTACTCGTCAAGGGCTAGAGAACGCTGTAGAACTTCTTCAAGACAATAATCACGACGCTGCTCTTCTTGCTATGGAGCAGGCAATTGCAAAAGTTAACGAGCAAGGCGTACTTGGCACTCACGAAGTAGACCTATCAAAAAATACTGAAGAGCGCTATGAAGACTACAAGGCGTTACAGAACAAGACCTTTTTAGGAATACCTACAGGCTTTGAAAAGATTGATGAAGCAACCGCAGGATTACAGGGTGGGCAACTAATCACCGTCATCGCACCACCCAAGACTGGTAAGTCTCAAATTGCCTTGCAGATGGCTATCAATGTTCATAAGTTGGTTAAAGTCCCAATGTTCCAGTCCTTTGAGATGAACAATCACGAGCAACAACAACGTCACGATGCGATGCGTTCCAACGTTTCTCACGGACGTCTTCGTCGAGGCAAGTTGTTGCCTGCAGAAGAATCTCGTTACATAGACATGCTCAATAACATGGAAAACCTGCATCCGTTTCATCTGGTCGATGCTGTAAATGGAATTACCGTTTCAGCGTTGTCAGCAAAGATTGAGCAGTGTAACCCTGACATCGTGTTCGTAGACGGCGTTTATTTAATGATGGATGAAATTACGGGAGAGATGAACACTCCTCAAGCAATCACTAATATTACTCGTGCATTGAAGAGACTTGCTCAAAAGATAAACAAACCAATCGTTATTACTACCCAGACATTGCTTTGGAAGATGCGTGCTGGAAAAGTAACTGCAGACTCAATTGGTTATTCATCTTCGTTCTTCCAAGACTCCGATGTAATTCTTGGTCTTGAGCCAGTTGAAGAAGACGAAGAGATTCGCTTATTAAAGATTGTTCAATCGCGTAACTGCCCACCAAGCGAAACTGCAATTACTTGGCGTTGGGAAACTGGTTGTTTCCATGATGAAGCCCTTATGACCAAGTGCACATACTGTATGAACTGGGGCAGATAGTGGTTGATGTAGAGAAGACTTTACTTGCATTAGACGTTCCTTTAGCCGCGCAGCGAGGCGATGAGGTCAATGGGTTATGTCCTATGCACAAGAAGCGAACAGGAAAAGAAGACCATCATCCGTCTTGGTGGATAAACCTCATCACTGGTGCACACATTTGTTTTTCTTGCGGTTACAAGGGAAACCTATACACACTTGTTCGTGATTTGCGTGGCATCGATTATCACGAAGCAAAAGAGTTT